TGCTGAATCTGCAGATACAGAAATTACTGGGAAAGAATCGGTATATACTCCAGAGCAACAAAAGTTTCTAGCAAACTTTGCAAAGAATCAAAATGACTCATTGGGTATATTGTATTCATTATCTCCCGCAGGTATACAAGAATTCATTAATCGAAGTGGTGCTATCTATAATCTTTCTACCGATGTTCTAACACAACTGTTAAAATCTCGTGTTGTTTCAATTGTACCATATACTGGTTACAGCAGAAATACAGATTATACTATAAAATGCAATGTTCCGTTAGAATCATTAGCTGGATTTAGCACTGAAGATGATAAAGAATCTGAGGAAGGCGGTGATGCTGGCGGAGGAGATATGGGAGGCGGCAGTGATTTTACCGGTGGTGGTGGAATGACTACTGCAGATTTAGATACTGGCGGAGATATGGGAGCAGATACCGGCGGTGAAGCACCTGAAGCAGGAGCAGAAGAGCCAGTAGGAGCCGAGGTACCAGAAGAAGGAGCTGAACTTCCGGAAGAAGGACCAGAAGAATCATTCCGTAAAGATGGAGATTTATTGTTCGAAACAGAAGACCTAGTTCATTCTAAGTATACATATCCACAAATATTGCGCGAAACTGCTAAAATTGCTGAAAAATTGATAACAGAGCAACGAGTCAATGAAACGTTTTCTAGTCGGGTAGCAAAATCCAGAGTATTGAATCGACTACCAGCTGGATATCTGAATTTGTTAGAGCGAATTATTAAAAATTTAAGTGGTAAAATACATAACACACTTGAAAAAGAACATCTAGTAGCAGATATACTTGATAATTTAGCTCATAACTTTGGATTGACACCGAATCAAATATTAAAGTCTTATACATTTTATAAAAATCAAAACAGATTAAAGAATTTAATCAAAAAATAGTTACAACATTGGAAAGTTCCAATTAATTTCATATATTATCTATAGAAACTAAATAAATTTAACAAGTTATGGCTTATTATGTAGCAAAAGTACAATTAATCGATGAGATTGATACGCCGAAAGGTGTAAAACAAAAAAAGGTAACTGAATCTTACCTAGTAGAAGCATTGTCAGTAACCGAAGCAGAAGCAAAGGTAGTTAAAGACTTTGCAGGTTATACGTTTGACTTCGAAGTAAAAGGAGTTACTCAAAGTAAAATCATTAAAATCATCGGATAATGGCATACAAAGAAGGAAACGCAGTTATTGTAAACAACGAAGGCAAAAATGAAGTTGGAGTTGTTATTAAAAAATTCATTGTTAGTAAAAACACATTCTACGATGTCCTGTTAGAATCCAGGTCATGTGTAACCTGTGTGAATACTGCTAGATCTAATCGAATTTTTATCGATCGCACTTTGACTAAAACTTTGGTAGACTCCGGTGAAATCGAATGCACGGTGCCGTATGCCGAATTAGCAGAAACTGATCAATTGCCGTATACTAGGTAATACCGAACGTATACAACTACCTAACTTAACCACCTTATAAGTTATTAGAAACAAATAAACAAACGAATACGAATATAAACAATACAAATATGAACAGTGTAAATCAACCATGGGCAGTTTCCGACAAGTATCGTGCACGATATGGAGAAGTATGGGCAAATATTGATTTTGAATTTAATTCAGTTTCAGAAAAGTTATTTCATGATAGTCCTATGAGTACAATTGTAGGTCGACTAATAGTTGCCAATGTCTGTGAGGACATGAGCATGAATGATCTAGGTATCACACAGGCCGCGTTAAAGAATCTGATTAATGAATCTGCATTTGCTTCAGGTAATACCTGCGAAGTTAGAATTAAATCAAAATACGTGATGTTAAACAGAACGGAGGCAAATCGTTTATTTGAAACGATTGAAGATGCAACCACAACAATCACTAGGAAGTACCAATTAGGATTATATTTATAATAAATGATATATGAAAACATATGGATTTTTTTCAATTGCAGATTCTAGCAAAGAAATTATAGCAAAATGCAAAGTAAACACCGTCATGGATGCAATTAAACATTTTGCAAGAATAAAAAATTTATCCGCAGAAGAATTTGTAAAACTTTATATTGTAACAAATGAAGTCTAATACGATGCAAAACATATTTCAACATATCAAGATGACCAAAGCTGAGTATCAAGTTATGTTGCAATATTCACCGGCTGAGAAATTTCAATATCTAACTGATATATTTCAATCACATCAGGATCTGTCAAAATCATTGGAGACAGAAGACTTTTCTAAGACTCTGGGAGATTTCTTTGATGAATTGACAAAAGGAATGGATTCGGATGATCCAACGGAAGATGATGATGACGATGATGAAAGTTATTACGAAGTCAATTCAGAAGATATTCCAGATTCTAAGAATCGAGTAGACATTCTTATTGATGATGATTATGTGCTTGTTGAGTCTGACAGTTTAAAGGCTTTGAAGCACATTGTGAATAATTTTTTCGATAATGGTTATATTTTACATCGGGACACAGAAACCGAGAAAATGTTTCGAAAAGACAAATTAACACGATACCTGCGAGTTTATAGTATCATAGGCATCAACCCAGTTATATGTCCAAATTAATATGGCAAAGAAAAGAAAACAAGACGTACCAAAATACATACAGGCAAAATTCAAGAAAGAACAGTATAAGCCCGGAGACTATGTTTGTATGACGTGGTTAGGTGGATTGAAATTCGGCCAGATAATAGAAACCGATAAAAAGAATGAACATGTTCGTTACAAAATTAAAAGCTATAATACGTTTTATACGTGTGGCATTCAGATTGGAGAGTACCGATCAGAAAACACAGATTACGGAATCCTCCTTGCCGATGAAACTGAACGAAGAGGAGCAGCAGCAATACGATCAAAAGCTACGGGTAGAGAATTACATGAAATCGACAGAAGGGCAACTAGTAGCATACCACCTAAAACAACAAGCGCTGGACAATCTGCTAATAACTCTAACAACGCAAATGCAACTAGCAGAAGCCGAAAAACTACAAAGTCAAAAAATGCTGTTAAGCATAGCTCTACAAATGACAGTAAGACAAAATCGAAACCTGCTAGAAGCAAAAAGACCGAATTAGATAAAGAGGTGCAGAAGCAACGAGACTTTTTGAATGGTTTTATAAAAAAATAGCTCTAATAATTTGGACTTCTGAAAAATTATACTTATATTAATAGTGTAATTAAATAGTTAACCAATTAAAATTTAGAGCAATGAAAAAGTTATTAGTAGTATTAGCAGTAGCAGTGAGTGGGTTTGTTGTAGGGCAACGTATCGAGATGTCAACTACTTATATTGGATTCTTCGAAGCATTTAATGAAGAATTTGACATAAAAAATACATGGAGATTCTATGATAATTCGGATACCAATTCATTCAACATGCCGGCGTTGATGTTTATCGAACCAGAAGACAGCCTAGATTATCTCGAAATTGTTGACTTCGATAAAAAGTATTTTTACCGCCAATTCCGCCGCGAAGATGGAACGTTATTTCAGAAACGAGTACCAATGCTTAAAATTCACCAAGATGGAGATATTAAATCGTGTTTGGTCGAATTATCAGATAAAGATGGAATTTCAATGCCCATGATTATTTCAATTCGAATGAATGAGTTAAAGAAATTAAATGAATATTCTGGTCAAAATTGCATCATGTTTATTACACAACATAAAGGTGGCGGAGTTGAAGGTAAGATTTACAATGTTCCGTGTTTCAAAACAATCAATGCAGAAACTGGCTATGGTAATTTATCGGTGAAGTTTTAATTTAATTAATTAAGTTATATATTATATATATACAGTAAAATTGCCCCCATTGGGGGCAATTTATTGGTTTATAAAAAAATTATAATGTATTTTGAATTTTTTGAATTTCTGGTACGTTTTTATATGTATTTGGATCCTGAAGTGCATTAATCATAGCCGGTTGATTATTTTGTTGTCCGTCAATTTCGAATGTTGCGTTTTTTAAATCGGTGTGTTGCGGCCACAAACGTATTTCATCTTTATATATTATTAATCCTATTTTAGCTAAGTCAGTGTTTTTATTGCTGGCAGGTTGATATGTAGTTAATTGAAGGGTAACATATGGCTGTCCATTTTTAGATTTACCCAACATTTTTTCTTGCAATCTCCATGTATCCTTTGTATTGGTATTAGGATTTGTAACTAATAACTCACCAGTTGCGAACCCCGGGATTGTTATATTTGTTAGTGGGAACTTTTTATTATGTTTAATATCCATAGCTTCGATATCATCCTGTTCCGTAATAATCTCAGCCAATTTCACAATTTTACGCTTAGTAGTTTCGGAAAGGTTTTTAGCTTTGAATCTTAGCATGTTTTCTGCTAGAAGGTTTTTCTTTTTCATATAGTTTCTATTATTTAGTAATCTATTTTATATAAATATATACGAATTAAAAAAACCGTAGTATTAGGATATTCGAAAAATTTTTCTTATATTAATAAAAAAATACTATGATTAGATTTGGTTATTGTTGTATCAATATGACGCTCGGCAAGCAAGATATCCGTACGGGTCGCACCATGATTGAGCGAAAATTTAAGCAAGGCGGTATGCAGTTAGCGTCTGATATATCTCTTAAGAATGCAAAAGATTTACTTCCTATACTGCAATGGAATGAGCGTAACGGCATTCGATTGTTTCGTATAGGTTCTGAAATATTCCCTCGTTGGAATCATTACGTGTTAGAAGACCTACCAGACATCGAAGAGATCAAGCATCATCTCCGAGCAGCAGGTGACTTCGCTCGAGCACATGGCCATCGACTAACTACGCATCCAGGTCCATTTCACATACTAGGTTCGCCTAAACGTGACGTTGTTACTAACAGTATCATTGGCTTAGAACGACACAGTGAAATGTTTGACCTTATGGGTTATGAGCCTAGTTTTGACAATCTTATCAATATACATATCGGCGCAGCATATGGCGACAAAGAGTCTACTATTTCTAGATGGTTAGCTAACTATGCAATGCTATCTGATGAACTTCAAGCTAGGTTAGTGCTGGAGAATGACGACAAGGCTTCGTTATACTCAGTTCGAGATCTGTATGAGATGGTGCATGTACATACCGATATTCCAATCACGTTTGACTATTGGCATCACACTTTCAATACCGGCGATTTGTCCGAGCGAGAAGCATTCTTTATGGCACGAGAGACTTGGGAAAAGCATGGCGTTACTCAGTGCACTCATTACTCTGAGTCTCGTAGACGCGAGAAGCAACTTCTTATCGAGCGAATGTTTGAACACCATGGTATCAGCATGGACAATATAGATCAATGGCCTACCTTCCACAAAGAATACAAGGCATTCACCAAGATCAAAGAGCAGGCGCATTCTGACTATATTGTCGACTTGCCGAATACATACGGTGTTGCAGATTTAGATATCGAAGTAGAAGCCAAGGCAAAAGAGCAGACATTGCAGCAGGCAGGTATTGAATGTTGTCAGCAGCAAATACTAGTGTAACATATTTATATTAAATAATAATATAGTAATAAAAACAAAAAAAATGAAAACATTAGTTTTAAAAATTAAAAGTTTATTAGAACGAGTTAAAATCTTGTTTAGTAAAAAATCAACATGGATTCTATTAGCAGTGTCCGCAGTAATAATACATTTAGTTGCTCCTAACAATAGTGTGGGTGACTGGAGAAAAGGTAGTTCAGCTTCATTACAAGCTACAATATCAATTGATCAAGCTGCTTTTAGGAATAGTAATCTAGATGATTCGATCCTTGTACAAAAAAGTTCTGATTATGAACAGTGCATTAAAGATGTAGTTATTAATCCTACTTGGTGTACACCTAGTCATGATGTGATAGCTACATGTAGCACAACATCAAGTGGAATTTGTTGGGCAGGAGAAAATTCAAACTTTGAACTTAAGTTTCATAATGGTGATGGTACATATGTAGGTTATATCAAGTTTCATGAACCATATGCAACTCATTTCGAAGTTAAAGACATTCAATCTTACAATGGGTATCTTGTATCTTGCAAAACAATAAGTACAGCAGATAGACATTCTAACTTTGAAGTAACTATATCAGTATATTAATAAAAACAAATAAATTATGGCGTATTACAGATACAAAGCAAAAGTTACAGATGACCTCACAGAGGCTCATGAAATTGTAAGAAATGTCGGCAAAATGCTTTCAGAAGGCAAAATCGACAAAACATCTACGTTGGACAATCTAGGACGAGCTCTTAAAAAAATAGAGTCAGCAAAGTACTACGTCGACCGAGAGTAGACAAATGAAACGTATGTTACCTTATGTAATGTTGTTGTCAGCATTATCATTGGCAGCTACCGCAGCTTATTACAGTATATTCGGTTTAAGCAAATTATTTTCATCACAGGCATCTGCCGTTATTTTTATGGCTTCTATACTGGAAGCTTCTAAATTAGTTACAGCATCTTATTTGCATCGACATTGGAGTTCGATAAAATGGCTTGCTAAAACTTATTTAACGACAGCAATGATTATATTGATGGCAATAACATCATTAGGTATATACGGATTTCTAGTTTCTTCTTATCAGCAAACTGCTTATAAAATGTCCGCAGTAGAAAGTGAAATATCAGTTTTAGACCTTAAAAAACAGCGATATGAAACGAATTTAGGGGCTATACAAGCAGAAAAAGAATCTTTGAATATCAATATATCAGAATTAACTAAAGGCTTGGCAAACAACGTTATTAGCTATGTAGACGGAGAAGGTAATCGAATAACCACTACTTCATCTGCTACCAGAAAGGTGTTGCAAGGTCAATTGGATTCTCAATTAGCAAGACGTGAAAAATTATCTGACATGGAGATTAGTATAGCCGATTCGGTTAGTTCAATCGAAATGCAAATATTAAACACTCAGTTAGACAATGAAGTTGCAGCAGAGTTAGGACCATTAACATATGTTTCTGGAATAACTGGAGCTTCAATGGATATGGTAGTTAATTGGTTTATATTGTTATTCATTATAGTGTTTGATCCGTTAGCAGTAATATTATTAGTATCTGCTAATCGATTATTAGAAACTAAAAGCAATCAGGATTCTGTGCCGGTAGCAGAAGATGAGGAAGATTCATTAACTGAGGAGTGTGAAGCCAAGAGGGTTGAAGCCCCGACTCAGGAATCTTCCATTCCGGTGCCAGAGAAGCCAAAAGATGCTTCATTTAAACCACATTCATTACACAATGTGTGGAGATCAGCAAAACGTAAAAAATAAATAAATGGCAAAAAAGAGTTTTCAGAAAAAGGGTAGCGGTTCATTTCATTCTTTAAATTGTAAATACTGCGGAACCCAAGTAAATCGTTGTGATATCAATTCGGTTAAAGTTACATGTTCTAAATGTGTACATCAGCTTGTAGAAGGTAACCGATTGGAAGAACGAAAATAATTACTTATATTATAATTAAAAAAAGTTATGTTAGAAGCAGAAAAAATAAAGTCTAACTGGGAAGAATATCGTTCCCGGGTCAACAATTTATTTCCTACTCGTGCAACACAGTTGAATCGGTTGTATGATGATTTAGAAGATCGCATGGTAATGATGCCAGCATCAAGCATTGCACATTTTCATAATGCATTTGCCGGAGGTTATGTAGACCACGTGTTACGAGTTATGGATTGCACAACCAAGTTGTATGAAGCTTGGCAGGAAATGGGTTCGGATATGTCTGGTTATACTCGAGAAGAAATGATGTTTGCGGCAATGCATCATGACCTAGGTAAAGTAGGATTTCCGGGTGATGGTAATGAGGTGTATCAGATAGAAACATCGGATTGGCATCGCAAGAACATGGGTCGAATGTACAAACACAATGAAAACATTCCTTTCACAATGGTACCAGATCTTTCTATTTGGTTGTTGCAGGAATATGATGTTAAAATGTCATGGACTGAGTATCAAGCTATAAAAATTCATGATGGTATGTATGACGATGCAAATAAACCTTATTTCGTAGCAAGAAGTGCACAGGCTAAATTGAAAACTAATTTACCGGTGTTATTGCATCACGGAGATCATATGGCGGCTCAAATTGAATTTGAAAGATGGAGAAACAATCAGAGTCCGAAAGCAGTTGCTCCTAAATCTAAGGAAACTAAGAGTAATGCAATTAAAAACTTAGCAGAAAATAATCCGGATATTGGTAAATCTATTTCTGATATTTTCGGCTCATTTAACCAAGATTAATCATGATTATATTAGCAATACTATGTGTTATACTGGCAGGGGTTGCTGGATATTTTATATATCGAGCTTATGTATTAGCCGGGTTATTAGCAGATCAATTAGACTATACAGATGAAGTAGAACAGCTTTCTGAATACATGTATCGAATGATTGATGAAGCACATCGCAACATGAAACGAATTGATCGTTTAGGCGCATTTGAAAAAGAAGATGAAGCAGGAACAACGTTTCAGTTATTAAAAGAAGTAATAGACAATTTAAACGAAGAATTCAATGGGACGCAAGAGGAAGAAAAGTAATAATTATTTTACATCAATCACGCAAGCAGCAATAGTTGCATACAATCAACTAGAAGACCGTCCTGTGTTAAAAGAACGTGTTTATCGCAGATTCATTTTTCCGGCATTCATGAAAATGGCAGAAAATTTAATCAACAAGATGAAACCAGCATACATCGATTCTTCATTTTTAGATTTACAATCAGACCTTGTTACATATCTTACTGCTCGTCTAGATAAATTTAATCCTGAATCCGGTAAAGCTTATTCATATTATACCAGAACTTCTTGGAATTATTTAATTGCTGAAAATTCAAAAGGTTACAAGCAATTAAAACAAAAAACAGAAGAGTTTGATATGGATGAAGAAAGAAACATTATCACAGAAATGGATAATGATGAAATGCGAGACAACCTTCGAGTGTTTATGGATGAGTTTGTGGAATATTGTTATCGTAATCTGAATTATATATTTAGTTCTTCGTTGGATATACATGTAGCAGATTCCGTGTTACACTTTTTTGAAAATCGTGAAAACATTGAAGAATACAATAAAAAGTCATTGTATATTTTAATACGAGAACGAGCCAAGCTCGAACCGGCACAAACCACATACATTACCAGAGTAATGAAAACCATCAAACGTTTATACGAAGATAAATTTACCGAGTATCAACAATCAGAGTTCATGAAATTGCCTTTTTGATATTTATTATTAAAAGGTGTTATGGATAAAGACGATAAACTATTCAAGGATACTTCTTTCTCGGATCTCATGTCCGATATTTATCACAATTCCAAAAAGAAAGATCGCCAGATCAATCAGATGATAGCACAGTTGCAGCCTTTAATTAAGAATGCATCTGATGCTACTATCATCGTTCCACTTATCAAAGAATATCTGGATATATCCGTGAAAAATGATGATCATTTAATCAAATTAGCGGCTATAACACAAAGATACATTTCTACCAAACAAACTATTTCTGGAGCTGACGGCTTAATGAGCGACGAAGAAAAGAAACAACTTCTTTCAATTGCTGAACAAAATTATGTTTCGGAACTAGAAGATGAAATTGAAGAGATAAAACGTAAAGAAGATGCAGAGAAAGATGTACATGATCGGGCAGATGAAATAAAAAATAAGATATCAAAAACTGATGAATAATACGAATATACATTTTTATTGGGCAGAAGTTACTGGTACAGAAAATACATATACGTATGATAACTCTGATAGTGAAGATTCTAATAATGAATATTTGTATACCATACAAGCTCAACGATATGATACAGATGTTAAGTCAGAGCCAATTTCAGCAAAACCATATAATTTAAACAATTTAATTGTTCCAGTTAAAGGAGAACATGTAATCGTATTCCGAGCAATTGCTCCCAGAAATTCCGAAAGATTTGATCGTACCACACAATGGTATTATCTACCGGCTATAGGAATCAATAGTAATATAAATCAAAATGCATTTCCAGGTTTATCTGTTACTAACAATGCAGATACTACCATTCAACAAACAATATCTCCTACGCAGATATATAAAGGCGATAATGTAGTATCCGGTCGTTTTGGTAATACTATACGATTAGGATCTACTCCTGATAAAACTCAAACGTATTATAAATCATCTCCATGGAGTGGTGTAACAAATGATCCGATTATTGTTATATCAAATTCAAAAAGTAATTTTGTTAATAATGAATTAAATACTAATAATATTAACAATGATTATTCTTCCTTATATTTAACTAGCACACAAAATATCAATGACTATACCGTCGTAAAATCTTTAAAACAAGAAAATGGATATCAATCGCAATTTATAGGCGTTGCAGATCGAATAAACCTAAATGCAAAAACTGATAGTGTTACGATTAATGCTCCTAATAACATTGAGTTGAATACTGATAAAGTAGTGTTTGGTACTCAATCAGATAAAGAGTCTGGTGTATATTCAACTGAATTGCATGATGTATTAAATAATATATTAAACGTGTTAACATCTGGATTTAAATCTGCAGATAATACACTTATAACATCTGCTGTTGATCAGATTAGTTTACTAGAAGCAGGAA